TGATTCCATATCCAGAGAGAGTAGTAGGCTTTGAGGAAATAGAACTCCAAGAAAAATCATCAAATTTTTGAAGACATTTTTGGACTGTATTATCAGTTGATGCCAAATTGCCATCAAACCCTGCTGATTCAACTGAAACCCATTTTGATCCTACAATTTCTCCAGAAACACTAATACCTGGACTCACGCCTAAGAAGTTTCTTGCCATAAGTTTTTCTTCCTCTTCTAAATCCTTCTGGGATGATTTTGGATGTATCAATCAATAAACTTACAATTTCATTAGTAATCCACATTTTGCCGATTTTTGATTGAGAAACTTTTATACGACTTTTTTCATTTAACATCGGATTGTTTGATTTCATTTTTTCAGATCTTAACATCCTTTCTTCATTACTGAAATGTCTTACTCTTCTGGTTTTAACACCATCTCTGATGTTTTGGATGGCTTGTTCAGAAAAAACGCGCCTTTTTCCTTTTCTCACTTCACTCAGTTTTCTTCGTGTTTCTTCTGATATAGATTTCCCATACATGGGATTACCAGTTCCAGAAAATCTAATCGATTTCCTTTCTCTCTGTTCTCTCGATAATTTCCATCCACCAACACATTGAAATTGCTTATCTGGACTACAAAGATTTAACCAATGTTTGGATTCAACAATTTGGAAAAGTTTGATTACAATAGATTCCCATTCTTTTGCTTGTTCTATGGTGTTAAATGTATCGGTAACTTCGATAACATCTGGTTCACCGTGGATAGTTCTAAAGTTTTTTACATTGTTTGAACTGGAAAAGTATTTAACCCATAAATCACCTGGATGACAACCTTTAGCCCATCTTGCACCATAATACCATACATCTAAATCGGTCCACCCGATCAGATAGGTATATGGGTTTCTATCATAACAACGTTTCATTTAATTTCTAGCCTAATATAACGACGCGATATTGTGCACTTGTAGGAGCCACATTAAATCTAAGAGTAATTGTATTCGTTGAAGTCATTTCCACATCTGTTTCAACTAGAGCATAAGTTCCTGATGAATAACGAACTTGAACGACAACATCGCGAGTTCCTAAATTATGAGTAATAACAAAAACAGTGTTGGTATTATCACCCACATCAGCAGAATATTTTGTTGTAAAACCTAAACTTGTTTTAGCCGCTGCTGTGGTGGTCGCATTGGTGCCGCCATTAGCAACGGATAACGGCGCGCCTCCAAGACTATTTAAACTTAACCCACTTTGAATGACATCAAAGGTTAAAATATCGTTAGTTTCAGTGACGTTGATGGTTCCAGTATCATTGATGGTTCTAAATTCAAAGTTAGTTCCATTTTTTTGCTTAAAAACGGCAAGAGTGCCACTCCCTACATTGGAGGCGGTTAAAACCCCTGCTTGAGAGAATTGAGTCCAAGTGACGGAGGTAGTATTAAGTGTTCCGCCTGTATTAGAGGAGCATATCCAGCCACTATCAGCATTGGTGGATCCTTCTTCAACAAAGACATAAGCAGAGACTAATTCGCCCCAAGCATCAGCATCAGTGGCTCTTGTCCATGCTCCAGATTGAACAATATAGATGCCATTGTTTTGCGAAAGAGTTTGATTCTTTACTAATACACGATCTGTAGCAACAACTGAAACACCATCAATCGTTTGAGCACCACTTAATGTAATATTAACTGTCGTTGCTGCTTTAACTGATGCTTTAGGGTCAAGTCCTTGACTGATTGAATCAACATAATCTTTTGTGACAGCATCAGCGCCTGCGGTAGGAGTAGCAAGGTTAGTGATTTTCTGGCTATTTAAACTCACTGATCCTGTAGGAACTGCCATTTGATCCAAACGACTGGATCTAACTTGTGTATCAAAATCACTGATAGTTGAAGCCGCTTGAGTACCAGAATGATTAGTTCTGCTAAGGTAATAAGTTCCATGCTGCCCATCAACGGTATCAGCATCCAGTCCATTACCTGTTCCTGTATTGAGCCAAGTATTGGCAAGTTTCCCAGAACCATCCGCCAATGGAATCTTGCTTGCTGCGGAAGTTGTTTGAGCATTAGCGGGATTCTGAACAACGGTAGAGGATCCATTTAAAGTGGCAACTCCATTAGCGGCGGCTAATAACGCCGCATTGACCCAAGTCTCCCAAACTCCATTTAGGTAGATGTAGATATTATGATCGGATGTATTGCAATAAATTTGTCCTTCGACTGGAGTTGCAGGGGCGGAAGCCAAATTCTGAATGGTTGCATTGAGTAATTGATTTTGAGTTAAATCTATATTGGTAAGAAATGATCTTGACATTGTTTTCTCTCTATCTTAAAATGGCTTTTCCTGAAAACCCAGCCGTAAAAGAAATGGTAACTTGATTAAGGGAATCATAAGTGACTGATCCTTCAACTTGACTATTTCCACTATCAATGACAGTCACATTGGGATGACCATTCATATTGTGGAGAATAACCCACTCTGTTAATGGGGTGCCTTGAACAAAAATAAATTCATTTTGTGAAACATCAGCCACTATCATAGTCAATTCCTTTAATTAAGCATATAAACGAATAATATCTTTGCAATCTGGGTTATCTTTCATTTCTCCTTTTACTTTAACACCACGAACCAGTTTTCTAAGATTTTTATCCTCTTTAGATTTGCTCTGTTTCAAGATTTCAATAACTTCATTACATTCAGATTGTTTTAATGTTTTATTTCCGCCAACTTTAATAAGAGGAGCAATGGTGGCCATATAATCAATCATTTCCGCATCAGTAGGATTGATGTCGATGATAAATCCGCGAGTTCTAAGAGCACCATCCGGATCTAATTTTTCAGCCTTAAGATTAGAAATGAAAATAACTTTTCCTGAAAAATCAAAGCTATTAGGATACAAGTAATCCCCATTTTTGTTGATAGATGGTTCGCCGTCTTCTGATGCACTTTCATATTGATCTTTTGGAACAATAATACTTGATTTTTTATTCCAAGTGACTTTACGAATGTCTTTTGTATCAGTGGCGGCTTTAATTAGATTGCGCCCCTCTTGATCGTTTAAAGCACTATCACAATCGTCAAATAAAATTATACCATCTTTATTATTAAAAAGAGTCATATACATACCAATAGGGCTTGCTGTTCCTGTATTCTTAAAATATCCATCACCATCTCGAAGACCGGCTTTAGCAAGTTCGGTTTCAATCGTTTGTGTTTTTCCTGTGCCGCCACGCCCAGCAACGAATAGAGCATTAGAGGCACCCTTTAAAACTAAGTCTATAAGAATACCTAGATGGCGAAGTTGTTCTTTATAAGCAACCTTTTCGATCCCTTCTGATTCTATTTCTTCTTCTTGTGGCGATGGAGCGTAGGTCTCTCTTGATCCACCTTTTGTTATAGTAATTTTAACACCACCAATTTGAGAAATAATAGCATCTTTCTGAGATTTAATCTTAGATATATCACCAGTAGTTCCGATAAAGGTTTGTTTGCGACCAACTTTCTCAAAAACATGCGGATAAAGTTTGATAATAGCTCTTAAAACTGGATAAGGCTTATAAGATCCATACTCAGCAGTTAAAGCAGTAGAAGAGATCTGAGTATCGGGTTTAAGATTTTTAATAACAAAATCGAAAGCATCGATATTCTGCGTAGCTTCTGCTAAATATTCTTCTTTGACCGTCGATGAAGATATATTATCGGGAATGATATAAAAGGTGCCTTCTCCAAATGGGCTCTTAATGAAATCAATGATTAAAGGTAAAGTCTTAACTAAACTCTGTTCGGCGCCAAACTCCATGTGCCAATTAGGATCGTGAGAAGTTCCATTCCATAAATCTACACTATCGAGAGTAAAGGAACTGATATTAACCCCTTTCCAATTGAAACGAATACTTTTCTTGTTATAGAAATAACGAACACCATATCCTCTTCCTGTTGAGTTGACGAATCCTTCAAGTTCTGGATAGCAATAAACTTTGGCGCCTAATTTTTTTGCTAAGAATGCTTTAACTATTTTATTAACAGATTCAACTGCTGTTCCTGAGATAGCTTCGTTGATAAGCCATTTAGAAAATTTTTGCATTTTATAATCTCCGTTTTGTGGTTACTTTTTTAGTCCAATTTGTTGGTTTTAAAAACCATGTATCTATTTATTAAATAAAAAAAGCCCCTTTTGGGGCTTTTTAGGTGATATTAAAATGGTAGATTACCATCTTGTGTAGCAATATAAAATAATTCATTCAGTCGGGCAGCGTCCATGGCGGCATCATGTAACGGATTATGAGCAATAAACCCTTCGCCGCCGAATCTTAACTTGTATTGACCGGTATTGGTTCCTGCCATGATGTCGATTGCTGTTTTAACATCTCTAATTTTCCATTCATTGTAAGGAAGTTTGAGACCAGCAGCATTGTAAAGTGATCTTAGAATAGGAAAATCAAAATAGTTTCCTCTAGACCAAACATAACTCTCTTTAAAACTATAGTCGATGATATTAGATACGAACTTGTTTAAGAGAGTGAGTCCTTTTATAAGATCAACATCTTTAGAAGAAGGGCGAACCATGGCATCAAAAACTTCTTTTGGCTGAGTCTTCCACCACTTTATTGTGGAATCTTCAACTGTTCTATTGAAAGTATTGATCTGTTCTTTTGCATTAAATTTGACACAAAATCCAGTCTTAACCAGTTCACTAAAATAGGTATGATTCTCTAATACAAATGGAACGCAAGCAATGGAGAGCACCACTGAATCAGGAACAGTTGCTAAAGTTTCAATGTCGAACATAAGGTGAACTAAGGTGCTCATGATGATCCGTTTAATTCTGTAAATTTCATTTGAAGATCGAATAACTCTTTTTTCACTTCGGGTTTATCATTATACCATTCATCTTGATTCGCTATAGAGGCTTCCAATATTTGTTGAATAAGTGGTTTAATATAAAGAGTTACAAGTTCTGAAACTTTTTCTGCGGATCCACTAAATTGCTGATTTCCAAAGGTCTTACTGATAAATTTGGCAATCCATTGATCATAGTCACCATCTGATTCAGTGGATAATGATTGTTTAAATTTAATATTAACTTTCGTTCCTTGACAATCACATTTCTTGTTGAATGCTGCTAATGTCTTTTGTAAAAGAGAAAAATAGGTATAAAAAGTAGGTGTCATTTTGAATTCTCCGATTCAACAAGGCGGGGAAACCCCGCCTTTTCTAAAGGATAGTCTTTGATCAATCTTCAATCATATTTCTAAAAAGCTCGAAGTCATCATCGTCATCTTTAGAGACAGTAGAAGGCTTTGATGGACGGGCTGGAGTTGCTTTAACAGGAATATCGCCGCCATCATCCCCCCCATTTTCCTTAGAATCAGGAACAGGAACAGCATTGATAACCGAATAAAACTTAGTTTTGAGTTCTTCATAAGGCTTAAAGTTTTTGGCGCTTACGAACTCTTGTAAAGGATATTGCGACTTCCATACGGCTTCCATTGCGCTATCATCTTCAAATAGAGGAGCACATTCACCAAACTCGCTCTTATCATAGTTCTTATATCCTTCAACATTACGAATTTTGATTTTGAATGGAGCACCACCCCAAAAATCAAATGGATCAAAGCTCTTTTCATCTTCAAATTCAGGATTGATTGCATTCATTAACTTAGCAAAAATCTTGGTTCCGTAAGAAAAAAGGAATACCTTGCCTTCATTCTCTGGATGCTTGGCATCAGAGAGAACAAGAACATTAGAAATATACTTCATACTGCGCTTGCGTTTACGAACAATCTCCTTGTTCTCCTCAACTCCTGAGTTCCAAAGTGCAGTGTTGGCTTCACAACCTTTGTGTTCGATTAAGTTCGCTACACTTAATCCGGGAATTTACCCAGCTCATAGTTTCCTATGAGAGCGGACTATATCTTCATCCATTTAGGATGTTTCGCACTTCCAGCCCCGAACGCGATTGGGCTGTACTCCCCGAAGGGATAGTCTCTGAACCTTACTCTCGAAAGAGTCTTGGCTGCTGATTGTCATGTCTAAAAATAACTTGAGATTTTGTTTATCACCATCAGTCATTTTATTTTTAATGACTATGATAACATGATTGAAACCACTTTGCAGAACGGCATTCTGCTTACATATTACATTCTGAAGAAACTCTTCTTTTCCAAAGAAGGTCCATTCTGATTTAACTTCTACATATAACGAATGAGATTTGATAAAAATGTCTGGGCGATGCCATCCTGATTTATTTCCCTCGAATAAAACTCTCGGGCATTCCTTACCAGTTGATACATCATTCTCAGATAAATCACATTCTTCAATCAAGAAATAAATCACTTGATCTTCATAGCCTTGACAAAAGAAACTCTTTCCTTTAACTTCTATTTTCTTATTTGAGTTGACAAACCCACCCAAATCTAAAGTTCCATTTTTCTTTTTAGTTTCATTAGACTTTTTAACAAGTTGCTTTATATCTTCCGGTGTTCTTCTTTCCCATTGCGATTTAGTTCTATTTGATAGATAATCATCACCATATCGAGTCTTTGTTGTTTCAACTTGTTGCTGTCTTCTCTTTATCAAAACTTCTTGATCGGTTTCGCTTATCGCTTTCCTGTAGCGTTCACCAAAAACTTTAACTTTTTCAGGATCATCCTTAAAACGATTTTTTATGATAGCTTTCTTATTCTCATTTCCGCTGAGCGCATTGAAGCGAGCAATAAGAGTGATAGCCTGCACATAAAGATTTAAAAGAAGTTTCTTTTTCACAATGTTTACATTTTCCATCATCTTCTTCTTTCAAATAAGTATCAAAATACTCTTTAGATGTTAAAAAAGGTCTTATCGAGTTCCTTAATCCATAAATTGTTGTGTAAGTTTTACCGATTTATTTGATTATAAAATCTTCCTATTTTTATAATCCTGCCGTTTCTGTTTTCAATCTTTTCAACTACAAAATCTTCAGTTTTCATTCTCATATCCTTTTATTAACTATACACCAATGTATTTATGAAAATGATATTTTAGATTTAGATTTTCCAGTCAATTCACGAAATGTTCGATAGCGATTACTCGCTAAAGCCGCTTTTCTTTGAAGTCAAACGGGACAAGGATTACCAGCGCCCATACTTGTCGGGCAATTTTCTATATACCATTTTCCGTTAATTTTGAATCCATGGTTGTAAATCTTAACATAAGGCGTTTCTTCTCCTTCTGAAACTGGAAGGAAACGAACAATAGCAAAACCACTTCCAGATTTATCAACTTCTGGTTGCCAGAAACGATCATCACTAAAACTGGTTTTCTTGTTCTCGTTTGCCATTTTTTCAGCAAGTTGCTTGAACGAAGTCTTTGATGCTTTCTTTAGGGCTGCGAAACTCATAGTATAATCTCCTTAAAATAGTGTGCGGTGCGACATGGCGCTATGATTGCACTGATTGATGGTAACATAAATTGGCTTTAAGAACAACACGAATGAGAATGAAAGCCAGCATCCTCAAATCAATAAAGATTGATACGCATTTTGAATTTTCTCCATGTTTCGTTCATTAAGGCGAAGAAGGAATTGGTACTTAAAGACAATCAATCGCCTCCATTTTTGAAGAGGGTTGACCGGAAACCAGTAGGCTATAATCCCTGCTACATGCTCCAATATCGCTAAAGTTTCTAAACTAATTGTAGCAGGGTATAGGTCTATTATACGCAATTTGGCGCCGTTTGTCAAAGTTAGGTCGCCAAAATTGAGTGCATGTTCATCCATAAATTCAACAACCTTTTCGCAATCATTTGAAAAGATTGTTTCTAAAGCACCAAATCGCTTCATTCGATTTTGGTGACAAACAAGATACTCCTCTTTTAAAGCATTCCCTATCCAAAAGTTGTTATCATACAAGAAACATGATACCAAATGTTCAATAATCTGTCTTCTATCTTTATAGTGTTTATAAAGAGTATGAAAGAATACAGCATCTCTTCTACAATTAAATGTCTCTGGTTTTATTTTTTTATAATTGACAGATTCACACCAAATAAAGTTGTTATCAGAAAAATGCTTTTTCAAATAAACATAATCAATAAAAACTTGAAATGATCCATTCATAATTTACTCTAAAGGCAATGGGTGATTTTCACTTGTAAAAACCGATTTTCTTACCATGCGTTCATCTATTGAACTTTTTTTTACTCTCTCTTTAGTAATATCATCCATCTGTTTAACAACATCTTCTGGATCTATTTGGTTAGATTCACAAAATTCTAACACCGCATCAAAGAAACTACATTTTAAGTCCTCGGCAATTTTAGAAATTTCGGTATGTAGCTTTTCACTTTGTTTCATAGATTATTCTCCAATAGTTTTTCCTTCTTTAAACTCAATAATTGTGCCTGAGTCAATCTGTTTTTGAAAATCATCTGTCTTCCATTTTCGTGTTGTCAAAGATTCAAGATTTCGATTAAGAATATCTACAATCATAATCTCTTCATTGGGGTTGTAACTGAAAATATTGTAAACATATTCACCATCAATAGATTTTAAAATAAGATCTTGCTTCAAATTTATCATGGTATAATTTCTCTCTCTTATGGTATGTTAATATTTGATCCAGGATTTTTGTCTTTAATTCCTTTTAAAATACTTCGCCACTCCTCCGTATGATGATACCTTCCTATGGAATATGGATCGGCTAACGGGGTTGCTACGGTAATAGTTTGATGGACTTGAGTTTGATGACAGTAGGGGCATGGCTCATTGACGGGTTGATCATTTTCGCCGAATTCTTAAAATCAATTCAAAAGTTCTTTGGCAAGAAGCACATCTATAAGAAAAGGTTGGCATAGTTTGTCCTCAAGTTTCTTCAGTTTTAATGATGAAAACTGATGTTTTAGATGTTAAAAATTGTATTCTATTATGATACCTAAAGAGGCAAAATAAGAAAATGACAGGAATGGCGATGATGGTGTTGATGAATAAGCCTAAAACTTGTAATAAAAACTCTAAAATAAAAATTATGAAACTTACGAACGCTGTCAAACATCTTTTCATAACATTCCCGATTCTAAAATCTTTTTAAGTTTATATTTTGTTAAATACCCAAATACGTTGGTAGAGGAAGGAATCTGATAGTTTGAAAATTCTTTGGCGATCTTTTCAACGAAACTCTCTGGTATCTTACGCAAGTCGATTAGATTAAGGTTTCGATTAAAACGTTTTAGCATTTCATCCGATGTGCAAAAACTTTCAGGAGTAATCAACCCGCCTTTCTGCTGCCACTGCATGAGACTGGTGGTGCGAATTGGCTTTGATCTCTTACTATCATCTAAGAAAACATCATCATCGCTTAAAATGTTAGGAATACCATCCCCAGAATCACCTCTAATTACATGCTCAAACAGATTATATGAGTTGGTGATTGGAGTGATAAATTTTTTGTGAAATGGAGACCACTGCTGAACTTTGGGGCAGATATTTTCTTGGATTTGAATTAGGTCTTTATCGCTAGATATAATGATGATTTTATCTTGATGTGGGCATTGCTGTTTGCTTAAAACGGCGATGACATCATCCGCTTCGCAAGAATGACATTCTATTGTTCGAAAAGGCAATTCTGTTTTCATTTCAGTTTTAATTTGATTGAATAGTTGAAAAAACCCATTCCAATCGAAGTCAGAATTATCATGAGCCTTCTTGCGATTTTGTTTATAAAGTGGAAAGATAGATTTGCGCCAATAGTCTCTTCCATCCATACATAGAACAATATCATCAACATGCAATTTGAACTTTTTTTTGTATGTTAAAATGTTATTGAGTGTGATGTGACGAAATAGTGGTAATTCTATAGGAGTTTTAGTTTGATGATAATATTCAATACACGAACTTATTACAATTTGACTGAAATCGAATAAGCAAATCATAGTAGATCACCTTCTTGTTGATGTTTGCATTGTTTTCCATGCCAACGAATGTAATTTGACTTTGAGATACTTTTAGAGCAAAATTTGCAAATTACCTTATTCTGAGATGGATGAATTCCTTTGAGCAGCATTCTTTTATTGATATCGGGCCCTAAAAAGTTATGCGTTCCCTCGCTTATACGTTTCTTATTGATTGTAGAACCGATAAAGTGATGAATTCCAGCATTAACTCGTTCTTTGTTGTTTTCAGGATTACCGCTATCTTCGATTCTTTTTCTCGAATTCTCGCTTTTCGTAACCCATCGACAGTTCTCCGGAGTGTAATCACCATCGTTGTCGATTCGATCTATAGTGGCTCCTTCGAAC